GCTGGCTACTTTATCTACCCAACCCTTCGTAAGATTCAGCCTGAATTGATTAAGAAATGGCAAGAAGCATTTTCCAAGATATTGAAAGAGTGGGATAAGTAATGGCTGGCAGTAGAACACTTAAACTCTCGATTCTTGCTGATGTCGATGATTTAAAAAAGAAGCTCGATACTGGCTCTAAAGAGGTCGAAGGCTTTGGCGGTAAGTTAGAGAAATTTGGCAAAGTCGCAGCAGCCGCCTTTGCAGCAGCAGCTGCAGCAGCAGCGGCCTATGCAGTCAAGTTAGCCGTTGATGGCGTTAAAGCAGCTATTGAGGATGAGGCTGCCCAGCTTCGTTTAGCAAATGCGCTAAAAAATGTTACTGGGGCAACTCAAGCCCAAATTTCTGCAGTTGAAGAGCAGATACTTAAAACCTCTCTGGCTACTGGCGTTGCTGATGATCAATTGCGTCCAGCGCTTCAGCGCTTAGCAACTGCTACAGGATCAGTAACCGAGTCGCAAGATTTATTAAATCTAGCCCTAGATATTTCAGCTGCTACTGGTAAAAGTGTTGAAACAGTATCAAATGCTTTAGCAAAGGCTTATGAAGGCAACACTAGCTCCCTAAGCCGTTTAGGTGTTGGCCTATCAACTGCCGAAATAAAGACCCTTGGATTAGAAGGCACAGTTAAACAATTAGCAGACACATTCGGGGGCGCTGCAACAGTTCAAGCCAATACCTTTGAAGGCCAAATCCAAAGACTCAAAGTGGGATTCGATGAAGCCAAGGAATCAGTAGGAGCAGCTTTACTGCCTACTCTGCAAAGGCTTTTAGATTATTTTATAAACACAGTTATTCCTAAGTTTATTGAATTTAAGGATGCAGCACTTAAGCCAGTTACAGATGCAATTGCTAGAAACAAAGATTCTTTGACTACGCTTTATAACTTTATTAAAGATTTCGTAGTCCCAGTTCTGATCAATAACCTTGGCGCAGCACTTAGCTTTATTGGCAAGGTGGCAGGTGGAGTTTTAGATGTTATAGGCTTTGTAGTCAATGGAATTAAGAGCGCAGTTAATTTTGCCATTGATGCAATTAATGTCCTTATTCGCGCTTATAATGCCGTTCCGCTTTTGCCGAATGTTGCAACAATTTCCAAGCCATCTTTCTCAGCTCCAAGCACACCTAGCAGTTCAAGCCTTCCAAAAGTAGCTAGTGCACCAAGTCCAAGCGTTCCAGCAGCGCCTAGACCTTCAGCAACTCCAAGCGCCCCTTCAGCATCAACTCCTAGCGCTCCATCGACTCTAGTTCCGACCGGTAATGCAATACCTAGCAATTTTAATGTTGCGGCCGTCAGAGCTGGGGAAGAGCGCGGCAATGTCGTAATCAATGTAAATGCTCCATCCGCTATTGATGAAGAAGGATTTACCAGAGCAGTTATCTTGGCGCTAAATAACTCCACTAATCGCGGAACTACTGGTGCTGGAGATCTAAGGACTTCGGCTCAAATCCTATGACCCTTTGGACTCCTGATTGGCGAATCAAAGTCAATGGCACAGAATTAACCTCAGTTACTCTTAGCACTTTAACTATCACCTCTGGCCGTCAAGATATTAACTCACCAACTCCTGCTGGGTATTGCTCGCTTGAGGTCATAAATACGAATGGCACTAACTACTCATTTACAATTAATACGGCAGTTACAGTTGAGATTAAGGACACCAGCGGAAATTATGTAGCTCTCTTTGGCGGTAGAGTTTCAGACTTGCGCCAAGTAGTAAGAAGCGCTGGATCAAGTGCAGTAATCACTAGCCTTCGCATTACTGCCATTGGAGCGCTTTCAAGATTGCAAAGAGCTATCTTTGATGGCAATTTGGCTGAAGGTTTAGACGGGGCTCAGATAACAGATTTGCTAGATGATTTGCTTCTTAATTCTTGGAATGAAGTCCCACCAGCGGAAACTTGGGCAACCTATGATGCGACCGAAACTTGGGCAGACGCTCAAAATATTGGGCTAGGTGAAATTGATGCTGGCGAATATACGATGGTCAGCCGCCAAATCACAGATAGCGTAATTAGCCCGATAGCCAATTCAATTGCTAATTCAGCTCTGGGTTATCTATATGAAGATGCCAATGGTCTTATCGGATATGCAGACGCAAGCCATCGTCAGGATTACCTAATTGCCAACGGCTACACAGAGCTAGATGCTTCTCACGCCATAGCTTCTGGCATTGGTGTAATTCAGCGCCAAGGCGATTTAGCCAACAAAATTATTATGGACTATGGCAACAATTTTAATAGCTCTTATACGGCTCAAGACACAGATTCTCAGGCGAACTTTGGCTTATTTGCAGAGCAATTTAATAGCTATTTAAAGAACGCGGCCGATGTCGAGGATGTAGCAGATCGTTTAATTGATTTAAGGGCTTGGCCTAGAAATACCTTCCAATCTATTACTTTCCCACTTCAATCACCCGAAATTGATAATGCTGATAGAAATGCCCTTTTAAATATATTTATGGGTATGCCGGTCAGAATCACCAACTTGCCCCTTAATATCCTTGGTGGCGAATTTACTGGATTTGTCGAAGGCTGGACTTTCAACGCCTCAGTGTCGGGCCTCTCAGTTAGCTTACTTGCTACCCCAACAGAGTTCTCAGCAGTTGCCCAACAATGGGCTCAAGTCAATGCGGCGGAAAGCTGGAATAGTGTGCTCAATACCTTAGAATGGCAAGATGCGATAGGAGTTATTAGCTAATGGCCAATACAACCAACTTCAACTGGGAAACCCCAGATGATACAGATTTAGTCAAGGATGGCGCAGCTGCCATCAGAACTCTTGGCAACTCAATAGATACCTCGTTCGTTGATCTTAAGGGCGGGACAACTGGGCAGATATTAAGCAAGGCTTCAAATACCGACCTTGATTACACTTGGATTACCAATGATGTAGGCGACATAACAAATGTCGGCGTTACGGCTCCGATTACGGGCGGCGGCAGTTCTGGCAGCGTAACTATTGGAATTGATGATGGAACTACGACACAAAAGGGTGCAGTCCAGCTTGAAGATTCAACTTCAAGCACTTCGACAACTAAGGCTGCTACACCTAATAGCGTCAAGACTGCTTATGATCTTGCAAATGCAGCAATTCCAAAATCATTAGTCGATGCTGCTGGAGACTTAATTTATGCAACAGCCGATAACACAGTAGCTAGATTGGCTTTAGGAACTGCTGGTAAGGTTTTAACAGTCAATTCAGGTGCAACTGCTCCAGAATGGGCTACACCTGCTTCATCATCTGGCCCAGTTGCCAGAGCTTATAGAGCTACTACAGATCAAAATATTGGTCAAAATACTTTTACAAAAGTTGAACTTAACGCTGAGGATTTTGATACAGACAATTGCTATGACCCAACGACTAATTATAGATTTACACCGAATAAAGCTGGTAAGTATTTAGTTACTGTAAATGCTTCTTATGATAGTGCTGGCAGGTCAATTTGGGCAGTCTATAAAAATGGCACAGCTTTTCAAAGAGTTATTCATACTATTGATGGTTATGGTGCTCCGATTATTGGTGGAGCTTGTATGGTAGATATGAATGGAACAACTGATTATCTAGAAATCTATGCACTTATGGTAGATGCAGGAACAAGAGCAATTCTCAACTCAAGTTCCACTGGAACTTCAGCAACTTTTAGTTTTGTAAGGAGTTAAAATGTCTTTATATGAACAAATAATTGAAGCTTTACCTGAATTGGAAGATTCAATTTTATTTAGCAAAGATATAATTTTGCAAGATGATTCAGATGGGCAAGGCGCATACATAGCCAAATGGGATTATCACCAGCCTATTCCCGATGGCTTAAAACTTGGCAAATAAAATCGTCTATAAATAATGGCTAAATTGTGCGCAGCAGGTATTCAGCTTCGGGAGCAAATAGATGATGATTATCCTGATAGGGATCGTAAGTCTGATGGTTGGATTGCTGACGCTAGGCATCTTGCAAAAGGCACTTCTGACCATATACCAGACGCTAAGTCAGGAATCGTTAGAGCAATAGATATTGATGCCGATTTATCAGCACACAAAGAAGAGGCTTACGCTTTAGTTGAGAAGATTCGCAAGTTAGCCAAAAAAGGCGATAAGCGAATTAAATACATAATCTACGATGGAAAGATTATGAGTCCAATACTGGGATGGAAACGCAGAAAATATAACGGCGCTAATCCTCATCGGTCTCATTTCCATATTTCATTTACAACTTTGGGAGACAAAGATGGCAGTTATTTCAACCTCGAAGGAGAAGCTAATGAGCGACTTAAAAAAGATGGCAGAGAGCTGGGTCAAGACATTCCTAGCAACGGCACTAGCGACCTATCTAGCAGTCGGCCTAGATGTCGATGCAATTGCCAATGCAGCTCTCGTATCAGTCTTGCCTAGCATCATCAATTGGCTCAACCCTAATTACGAGCGATACGGCAGAATCAAGTAATGCCAGCTCCCGAGCTTGCAACGCTAGTTGCCTCAGTATTGGGATCTATTGCTCTACTGATTGCTGGCCTTCGCTACATAATTAAATTGGAGAATATTCCAATAGTGTCGCGCCTTGATAAAATGGAGTCTCAGCTAGAATTGGCCCTAGCGAAAGGGGTCAGAAATGGCAAC